TTGACACTATGTGCAATTATCAAGACAAGGCTAAGAAGGTTCTTACAGAACAGCAACAACTTATAGAGATAGAAGGCACAGCATTAATTAATGGAGATATTGCACCTTCTTTAGCTTCTATATCAAATGGAATAGTTGTTGTGAATGGCATTAAAAGAAGGATTTTTAGAGGCACTAAAGCAAGAAATCCAGATGGAACAGTAAATTATACTAAATTGGAGTTGGTATAAATGGGTATAAGAAACCTCTTTAAAGGAATATTAAAGCCAAAACTTAAAGTTGATATGAGGTTGAAAAAATCTCAACTTAGAAAGCTTACTAAAGCCCAAGAGAGGGCAGCAATTCTTGCTATGGAAGCTTTAAAGACAGAAATAGCAAAAGATGAAGTTGTACCAAAACAAACAGGTGCATTAGAAGAATCAGCAACTTTAGTTGTAAAGGCTTTGAATAAAGGGCAAGTAAGAATAACATATGATACTCCTTATGCTAGAAGACTCTATTATCATCCAGAGTACAATTTCAGAAAAGATAAAAATGCAAATGCAAAAGGCTTGTGGCTAGAGGACTATATAGATGGAGAAAAGAAAGACTTTTTGGGAAATGCTTATGCTCAACTTTATAGAAGGGAGGCAGGCACATAATGTATCTAAAAGATATAAGAGAGTGGCTCAAACCTCAAATGAAAGAAGCTACTTTTTATATAGGGAAAATAGATAATTCCAAAGAAAAAGTAATAGGATTGTATAATAGAGCTAGTAGTAACAATAAAATAGCAGTAGGTGGACTTAAAAATACATCTGCTGCAAATAAAAGAATATGTTTGCTTGTGCATTGGAATCAAAATTGTGATACAAGCGAAAAAATGGCAAAAAGCATTTATGACCTCTTCTATGGTAAAAAAACCATGATAGCAGGTTGTAGGTGCTTTTTTAATATGGTAAATGATGAACCAATATCAGTAGGAACTGATGATAATAATATCTATGAGTTTACTATTGATATTGAAATTATATATGAAAGGAATGAGGAATAATGGCAGTAGCGGCAGTACATGAATTAACTTTTGGAGTTAATACAAACGGAAGAACTGGAGAAGCAACAACAGTTGTTAAAGATGCTGAAAGCTTGAGTATTTCTATAGATGGAAATGTTGAAGAATGGAACCCAATGGATGCTGAGGGTTGGAAAAGAAGATTAATGACAGCTAAAAGTCTAAGCATTTCCATGGGTGGAAAAAGAAACTATGGTGACCCAGGAAATGATTATGTTGCCGGACTTGCTTTCAAGATAGGGAATGATTGCAATAGTGTATTTTCTATCAATTTCCCTGATGGAAGTAAGTTAGTAATGGATTGCATAATCAATGTGACTTCTCTTGGTGGAGATAGTACAGCAGTTGATGCATTAGAATGGGAAGCGTTAAGTGATGGTAAGCCAACTTACACATCTGCACCCAGTTAAAGCTAGTGGGACTAGCAATGTCAATATTGCAGAAGAAAGCGAAGAGTAGCCCTTCGAGGTTACTCTTATTTTTATGAAAGGAATGATTATAAATGATAGATATTTCAGCAAAAATAAGCAATGAAAAGCCAACAATAAAGATAGCAGAAGGGAAAATATATGAGGTTAACAATAGCAAGAACAATATCTTGCTGATGGACCAGAAAATCAAAAATAAAAAAGGCAATGAAATTGAGCTTATGGATGAAATAATAAAGCAATTATTAGGTGAAGAGGCTTTTGAAGAAATTAATGCTATGAACCTTCCAATGTCAGCATATAAAGCTATATATATTGGAGTTACAGCAGCGGCTAGTGGAGAAAGTTACGAGGAAGTAGAGGCTCGATTTCATAAAAAAACAAAATAATGAAATCTATTATGACATTTACGAAGACTATGAACTTATAGAATCTTCTTTTGCAAAACAATATGGGATTAGGCTTAGAAATGAGCCTAATATGTCATGGGGTGAATTTTGTTCTTTACTAAGTGGCTTAATGCCAGATACTCCACTTGGGCAAATTGTGGGTATAAGGTCAGAAAAAGACCCTAAAAAAATCAAAAATTTTACAAAAGAACAAAGAAAAATTAGGAATGACTGGATAATAAGAAGAAACAAGAAATTAAGAGAAAACCCACAAGCTTATAATACTTATGTAGAAAATTTGCAGAACTGGGCTAAAACAACTTTTGGAGGTGGTGCTAATGCTTAATGCTGGGGATGTAGGCTTAAACCTTCTTTTCAATAGAGAAGGGTTCAATAATCAAATAAGAAACTTAGCAAGTAGCCTTTCAAGTGCCTTGGGAATAGGATTAAGCACAGTCGCATTAGTTAACTTTACCAAGTCTTCACTGGAACTTGGGAGTGACCTTGCAGAAGTACAAAATGTAGTAGATGTTACATTTGGAAGCATGGCAGAGGATATAAATGAATTTGCAAGCACAGCCATTACTCAACTTGGACTTTCTGAAACAAGTGCAAAACAATATGCCTCTACCATGGGTGCTATGCTCAAATCTATGGGGTTGAGTACAAATCAAGCTTTAGAAATGTCTAAGGCTATAACATCTCTTAGTGCAGATATGGCAAGTTTCTACAATTTAGACAATGACATGGCATTTGAAAAAATAAGAGCAGGTATAAGTGGAGAAACAGAACCTCTTAAAGCCCTTGGAATTAATATGTCAGTTGCAAACATGGAAGCTTATGCACTTAGTCAAGGAATTAACAAAGCGTATGATAGTATGTCCCAATCAGAACAAGCTATACTTAGATACAATTATTTATTAAGTGTTACAGCAGACGCACAAGGAGATTTTGCTAGAACAAGTAATGGTTGGGCTAATCAAACAAGAATATTAACAGAACAATGGAATGCTTTCAAGGCAACTATGGGTCAAGCATTCATAAACATTCTTTCTCCAGTAGTAAAATGGCTAAATATAGTTATTTCTAAGTTGCAGATAGCAGCAAATGCCTTCAAATCCTTCATAGACCAGGTAACAGGAAATACAGATAGTTCAAATGCAACAGCCTCTATTGCAAATAATTTAGTAGGGGCAACTGATGGAGCTAACAGTTTAACGGATGGTTTAGACGATGCAACAGATAGTGCAAAAGAGGTCGTGAAAGAAGTTAGTAGATTGCAAGGATTTGATGAAATAAATCTCTTGAGCAAAAGTAATAATTCTGGTGGCAATAACCCTGTTGACATGGATATTTCTAGCATTGGGAATGGTGGTAATGAACAAATAAGTAAAACTACTGATGAAGTAAAAGAAATGTCAACTGTATTTGATGAAATAATAGGCAAGGTAAAAGAACTTACTAGCTTATTTAAGCAAGGATTCAAGATAGGCGTTGGGGACATGAGCGTATTTGATTCCATAAGGAGTAATATAAGTTCTGTGAAAGATTCTTTTATGAATATTTTCACTGATGGAGAGGTACTAAGTGCAGCTAACAATCTACTTAATAGTATTTCACTTTATTTAGGAAAACATTTAGGAGCTATAACCTCTGTAGGTGCAACTGTAGCAGACTTTTTTACAGGAAGTATTGCAAAATATTTAGACCAAAATAAAAATTTCATAAAAGAAAAAATAATAAGCATATTCAATATAAAAGCTGAAATACTAGATATAATAGGCGATTTGGAAGTTGCTATAGCAGATATTTTTACAGTTTTCAGAGGCGATACAGCTAAGCAGATAGGCTCAGATTTAGTTGAGATATTTGCAAATTCTTTTTTAGAAATAGTAGAAATATCTGAAAAACTAGGGAGAGATATAATTAATTGCATAGCAAAGCCAATAATAGATAACAAAGATGCAATAAAACAAGCTATGCAAGGGACACTTGAAGCAATACAAGAAGTGACAGGAACTATTGCAAATTTTGTGAGTGACACATGGAAGAAAATTGAGAAATTATATGATGAACATATAAAACCTTTCTTTGATGCAATAGCAGAGGGAATAAGTTCCATAGTGGAAACACTTTTAAAAAATTATAACCAATATATTGTACCTCTTTTAAAATGGATAGGGGACAAATTTACAGAACTAGTTGAAAAACATATTTCTCCAATGGTAGATAAAATATTAAATTTTGTTGGAAAAGTAATAGACGCACTAAAGGATATTTGGAATAATGTACTTGTTCCATTCATAAACTGGATAATTAATACTATAGTACCTAAGATAGTTCCTATTGTAAAAACAGTAGTTGAAATAGTAAGTACAGGTATAGGAGTTATCTGCGATGTTATAAGTGGAGTAATGGACATTCTAAGTGGAATAATAGATTTTATAACAGGAGTTTTTACTGGAGATTGGAGGAAAGCATGGAATGGAGTTAAGGAAATATTTAGTGGTATTTGGGGTGCTTTAAGTGGAATTGTCAAAGGAGCATTAAATCTTGTTATAGATGTTATAAACTGGGCTATAGAGAAAATAAACAAAGCACTTACCATAGATATTCCTGACTGGGATATACTACCTGATTCAATACAAGGCAAAAGTTATAGTTTTGAAATACCAACGATTCCTAAACTTGCACAAGGTGGCTTTGTAGAGGCTAATACTCCTCAATTAGCAATGATAGGTGATAATACAAGATATGGTGAAATAGTAGCACCTGAAAACAAACTATCTGAACTTTTAGAAAAGGCAGTTAGTAAAGGTGGAGCAGATGAAGAGATTTTGTACAAGGCTTTTCTAAGAGCACTGAAAGATATGCCCAACAATGACGTAGTGTTAAACGTTGATGGTGTTAAGTTGGGAAATGCAGTTGCAAAAGGTGTTAATAAAATTACAAAGGCGAATGGTGGAATATGCCCTATAATTACATAATATATTGTCAAAATATGCTATATGATGTATAATGTTTACAACATTAAATTTTAGGGGGCATTAACATGGAGGAAAAGTTTTGCAAATTTTGTGGTGAAAAAATACCAATGGACGCAGTAATATGTACACATTGTGGAAGGCAAGTAGAGGAATTGAAAAGCAGTAAGCCGGACAATATTGTAATTAACAATTCGGCATCAGCAGCAGCAAGTGCAAGTAACATAAATAAAGGACCAATAAAAAGAAAGCACTCAATATTATTTGATTTATTTATGATAGTTATAACTGGTGGTTTGTGGATAATTTGGATGATTATTAGACCTAAATATTATTAAATTTAAGGCACTTACTTATGTAGGTGCTTTTTTCTTGCAAAAAGTAGGTGATATAATGCTAAAAATAAAT